GCTAATGCAAATAGTGCTTATGGATTTGATGAGTTGTTTACAGAATGGCCAAATACATTATGAACAAATTAAACAATAATCTATCTGAAATTTTTGATGTTGAACCAATTAAATATACTGAAATAGTAGAAGTACCAATAAAAACAGATTTAGAAATAGCAGATGAGATAAATGCTGATTCTGCTTTAGCAAGAAAAAACATTAAATCACTCTTAGGTAAGGGTGAAATAGCTGTTGATAATTTAATTTTGGTAGCTCAAGAATCTGAACACCCAAGAGCCTATGAAGTATTAGGTAACTTTATCAAAACACTATCTGATCTGAATAAAGATTTATTAGATATACAAAAGAAAAAACAAGAGTTAAAACCACAAGACATTAAACAATCCATTAATGTGGAAAAAGCAGTCTTTGTGGGTTCAACAGCAGAATTACTAAAGCAAATTAGAGAGAATAGATAATTATGGAACAATTAATTCAACAACTTAAAGTTATTTTAGGTACAAACTTTGCGTTGTATTTGAAGAGCCACAATTACCATTGGAACATTGAAGGTGCAAACTTTCCACAATATCACGATTTTCTCAATAATTTTTACAATCAAGTATTTGCACAAACAGATCCAATTGCAGAAAATATTAGGTACTTAGATGCTTATGTTCCGGGTTCAATGGAAAGATTTCTTGAGTTATCAGACATTAAAGAAGCCGTAGATGCTATTCCATCTCCTGCTATGATGATGACTGAATTAAAAGAAGATAATGACCGTTTTATTTTCCATCTCCGAGCAGGCATTGTTGCAGCAGATCAGGCCGGTGAACCAGCTGTGTCTAATTTCTTGCAAGATATTTTAAGTGCTCATCAAAAGAAAGCATGGATGTTGCGTAGTATTATAAAGTAGAAAATGATTAATAATAATGGCTATAACGGCAACTCATCACTAAAAAGAATAGGAATTGATTTTTCCTATACTGAAGAACAGGTATTGGAAATTGCTAAGTGTGTAAAAGATCCAATATATTTTATTGATAATTACTGTTATATTGTAACACTTGATCACGGTATTCAACCGTTTAAGCTTTACGATTGCCAAAAAACAAAGATTAAATTAATCCATGATAATCGCAAAGTTATTCTTATGGAAGGTAGGCAGCAAGGTAAAACGACTTCAGCTGCCGCCTATATTTTATGGTATACATTATTTCAAGATAACAAGAGTGTTGCAGTTTTAGCAAACAAGTCTGCAACGGCTCGTGAAATTATGTCTAGGTACCAACTGATGTTTGAGTATTTACCACCATGGATGCAGCAAGGTATTAAGACATGGAACAAAGGTGACATTGAATTAGAAAATGGTTCAATTGTATTTACCTCTGCAACAACTGCTGCTGGTATTCGTGGTAAGTCAGTTAACCTATTGTATATTGACGAAGCTGCAATCATTCCAAATACCGTAGCAGATGCATTTTTTACTGCTGTGTATCCAGTTATTTCTGCTGGTCAAACTACAAAGATTCTTATTACCTCAACACCATTGGGTTATAATCATTTTTGGAAGTTTTGGAATGATGCTATTAATAAGAATAACGATTTTGTGCCAATGTATATTCCATATTGGGAGATTCCAGGCAGAGATGAAGCATGGGCACTTGAACAGAAGCGTCAGCTTGGTGATCTGAAATACAATCAGGAAGTGCTCTGTAAGTTCTTAGGATCGTCCCTAACACTAATTAACTCAGACACTATTGAGTATATGACAACTTGTCCTACAGTCTATTCCAAAGATGGTTTAGATTTGTATGAATACCCAATAAATGGGCAAAGAGATGAAGATGAGAAGTTAGTTACCAAGCCTCATACCTATGTTATTGTTGCTGATACGGCAAAAGGAGTTGGCGGCGATTACTCCGCATTTGTTATTGTAGATATTACCGAAGTGCCTTATAAACTGGTTGGTAAATTTAGAGATAACAAGATAGCACCAATGTTGTATCCAACTGTTATTCATAAAATTGCAAAAGATTATAATAATGCCTATGTTTTGATTGAAGTAAACTCTAGTGAACAAGTTGCTCATATCATGCACAATGAATTGGAATATGACAATATCATTTTCGTAAATAGAGATACTAAGAAAGGACAGGTGGTTTCAGGTGGTTTTGGTGGTGGTAAAACTCAATTAGGTGTTCAAACAGATAAAAGAGTAAAAAGAATTGGTTGCTTTACATTCAAAGCTTTAGTTGAAGAAAAGAAACTCTTAATAATGGATGCAGATACTATATCAGAAATATCAACCTTCATTCAGGTAAGAGACAGTTATGCAGCTGATGATGGTTACCATGATGATTTGGTAATGCCTTTGGTATTGTTTAGTTGGCTAACAACAAACTCATACTTTAAAGAATTAAATAATGTTAATATTCGTGAAGCTATGTACCAAGAAAGAATAAAACAAATAGAAGAAGATGTGATACCATTTGGTTTCATACAAAATGGTTTGGAAGAAGAATTTGTTGTTGACTCAGGTGATGTTTGGAAACCAGAAATTCCAGCTGGTTATTTAAGCTCAAATTTGTAAAAAACTAAATAGAACATAAAGAATAATTGTCCCGTAAACTAAGGAGTAAAAAATGGCCTTTCAGCTATCACCCGGAATAAATATATCAGAAATTGATCTGACTACTGTTGTCCCATCAGTTGCTACTTCAATTGGTGGCATTGCTGGAAATTTCAATTGGGGTCCAGTTGGTGAAGTTATCAGCGTATCTGATGAGGTTCGCCTTGTTGATCGTTTCGGTAAACCCGACTCTACAAATTATGAAACCTGGTTCTCAGCAGCAAACTTTTTAGCCTATACAAATAATTTAAAAGTTGTTCGTGCTGCAAATACTACATCAACATTTAATGCCACCGCAAACGGTGCTGGTGCTTTAATTAAAAATGAAAGCGACTATGTTGCAAATTGGGAATCATCTGCTAACACATCACTTGGACCATTTGGTGCTCGTTACGCTGGTGACGCTGGAAATTCATTAAGAATTTCTATGTGTCCAAGTACACAAGCATTTTCAGCAAACTTAACTGTCACAGACACACTAAGAGCAAACGCTGTTACTTCTGGTGCCACAGTAATCAATGTTAACGGTAATGCAAACGCAGCTGCCAATGTGGTTGCAGGAGATTTGATTTCTGTTGATGGTGGTTTAACATATATTCGTGTAGCTTCTGTTAACGCAACAGCAATTGTTACAGCCACAGCACCAGGAACAGTTGTTGTTGGTACCGCAATTTTACGCAGGTGGCAATATGCTGACCAGTTTGGTGTTGCACCAGGAACTTCTGATTATGTATCAGATAACACCGGTAGCGGAGATGAATTGCATGTTATCGTTGTTGATGAAGATGGTGCATTTTCTGGCGTTGCAAATACAGTTCTTGAAAAATATTCATTTGTATCAAAAGCATCAGATGCATTAACTAATGAAGGCGGATCAAACTTTTATAAAACTGTTATTAATGAGAGATCACAATATGTTTGGTGGTTAAATCACCAACCAGGTGCATCAAATTGGGGAACAAGTTCTGTAGCTAAAACATATACAAACATCAACACACCTTTCTCCGCATCAATGAGCGCTGGTGCAGATGGTACAATTGGTAACACAGAAGTTACTGCTGCTTATAACTTTTTTGCAGGAGAAGATGCTACAGAAATGTCACTTTTAGTTTCTGGTCCAGGAAATGCAACAATAGCAGCTGCTCTCATTAGCCTTGCTGAATCTCGTAAAGATTGTATGGTATTCTTGTCACCAACAAAATCATCGGTTGTTAATAATGCTGGTAATGAAACTACAAGTATTCTTTCTTTCCGTTCTGGATTGACAAGCTCTTCATACGCTGTTCTTGATTCGGGCTACAAATATCAATATGACAAATACAATGATGTTTATCGTTGGGTAGCATTAAACGGAGACGTTGCAGGCCTTTGCGCTCGTACAGATTCAGTTCGTGATCCATGGTTTTCACCCGCTGGATCAAACCGTGGCGTCATTAAAAATGTTGTTAAACTTGCTTGGAATCCAGTAAAAACTGATCGGGATAACCTTTATGTTCAAGGTATTAACCCTGTTGTTACTTTTCAAGGTGAGGGAACACTCCTGTTTGGTGATAAAACAATGTTGAATCGTCCATCGGTATTTGATCGTATCAATGTTCGCCGTTTGTTTATTGTGTTGGAGAAAACTATTGCTCGTGCTGCTCGGACAACTATGTTTGAATTTAACGACCAGTTCACAAGATCCCAATTTGTTAATTTGGTAGAACCTTTCCTTCGTGATGTTAAAGGTCGCCGTGGTATTACTGATTTCCGTGTGGTTTGTGACACTACAAACAACACACCGGATATCGTTGATAGCAATCGTTTTGTTGGTGACTTGTATATTAAACCAGCTAGATCTATCAATTTCATTCAACTAAACTTTGTTGCTGTTAGAACAGGTGTTAGTTTTGAAGAAATCGTTGGAAAATTCTAATAAATAAAGGAACAGGAGAAAACAAATGGCTTTTAACGTAAACGAATTTCGTTCGCAACTAGTAAATGATGGAGCTCGTCCAAATTTATTTGAAATGGAGATGAACTTTCCTGATTTTGCTGATGCAAATGCAAGCAGACCACTTTCATTTTTAGTAAAAACTGCAGCAATTCCGGCTTCAACTATTGGTACTGTAGAACTTCAGTATTTTGGTCGCACATTAAAATTTGCTGGTAACAGAACCTTTGCTGATCTTAGTATTACAGTTCTCAATGATGAAAATTTTCTTGTTCGCACAGCATTCCAAAAATGGTTAAGCGGTCTTAACTCACATGTTGGAAACAAACGATTACCAACCGCTGATGGACCTTTGGGATACACAAAGGATGCAACAGTTATACAGTTTGGAAAAAAAGGTAACGTACTTAAAAAGTATAAATTTATTGGATGTTATCCAACTGAATTAAGTGAAATTGCTTTAGATTGGAGTTCAAATGATGCTATTGAAGAATATACTGTAACTTTATCTTACCAATGGTGGGAAGCAGATGACGGAAGCACAGATCAAAATGTTGCTTCAATTGCAGGTGAATAAAAGATAGGGGCTTCGGCCTCTATTGTTTTCTAATATAGGATGAATATTTAATGGCTATAAATTTATTCGGGTTTACTCTCGGGAAAAAAGATATTGTTCAGGTTGAAAAACCTGAGCAAGCTTCTTTTGCTATTCCTACCGAAGCGCTTGATGATGGCGCAGTTACTATTACACAAAATGCTCATTATGGCACATATGTGGATTTGGAAGGTTCTGTTCGTAATGAACTAGAATTAATTACCAGATATCGTGAAATGTCAAATCACCCTGAATGTAGTATGGCAGTTGATGAAATCATTAACGAAGCAATCACTCATACTAATGATGGTACTGTTGTTGATATTAATATGGATAAACTGAAACAACCAGAATCCATTAAAAAGAAAATACTTGAAGAATTTAATAACATTCAAAAGATGTTAAACTTTTCAAATTTGGCTGATGATTTATTCAAGCGCTGGTACATTGACGGTAGAATTTATTACCATGTTATTGTAAATGATAATAATCCTAGAGATGGCATACAAGAATTAAGATATGTTGATCCACGCAAGATTCGCAAAGTGCGTGAAATTAAAAAAGAAAGAGACCCAAAAACTGGTGCTCAAGTTATTAAATCAATTGCTGAGTATTATGTTTACAATGATCAAGGCACCACAACACAAACATTTACATCTAATGTAAATCAAGGTTTAAGAATTGCACCTGAGTCTATATTAAATGTTAACTCAGGTTTAATGGATGCAAAGAACACCTTTGTTATTTCATATTTGCATAAAGCTATTAAGCCACTCAATCAATTAAGAATGATTGAAGATGCTGTTGTTATTTACAGAATATCAAGAGCACCAGAACGCCGTATATTTTATATTGATGTAGGCAACTTACCAAAAGGTAAGGCTGAACAATATATGAAGTCTATTATGACACAGTATCGTAATAAATTAGTTTATGATGCTAATACTGGTGAGCTTCGTGATGAGCGAAAGCATATGTCAATGCTTGAAGATTTTTGGTTACCTCGCCGTGAAGGTGGTAAAGGTACTGAAATTACCACACTCCCTGCTGGTCAAAACTTAGGTCAAATGGAAGATGTATTATATTTTCAAAAGAAACTATTAAATTCATTAAATGTTCCAATTTCAAGATTAGATCCACAAGGTGGTGGAATGATTGGAATTGGCCGTACCACAGAAATTACCCGTGATGAAGTTAAGTTTAGTAAATATATTGTTAGGCTGCGTAATAAATTTTCTCGACTTTTTGATGATGCTCTTAGAGTACAGCTGTCACTTAAAGGTATATGTACTGTTGAAGAATGGGAAGAATTTAAAGAATCAATTTATTATGACTTTAAGCAAGACAATAACTTTACCGAAATGCGAGATGCAGAGATTTTGCGTGAGCGTATCAGTACGGCTAGTTTAATTGATCCCTATATTGGTCGTTATTATTCTGCTGCTTGGGTTCGTAAAAATGTTCTTCGTATGACAGAAGAAGAAATTGATTTAATGGAGAAAGAAATTGAAGAAGAAGGTGACCTTGCCACTCCTGTTTTAGGTGGACAACCAGGTCAAGAACAAGGTGGTCCGCCACCAGAACCAATTGACAATACTGTTGAAAAAAGTGGTGTTGAATCACCAACTCCGCAACTAGATGATGCGGTAAACAAATTTAACTTTAATAAGACTAAATAAGGTATAATAGGAGAAATCATGTCAACATCAACATTTATTGAGCAACTAGCGGCAGGCCATGCAGCCGATGCTAAAGAAACATTATCAAACTTGTTATCTGCTCGTGCATTTGAAGCACTTGATACTCGTAAACAAGAATTGGCTGCAACACTATTTGGTGGCCAAGTAGAAGAAGAAGTGGAAGAATTGGATGAAATATCCGATAAAACACTTAAATCTT